ACTCTATTCGAGGCGTATGCATAATGTCCGAACAAACAATCCAATTCATCATAAACAATGGCGTAGCCTTTGCCGTTCTCTGTGCCCTTCTATACGGTATCTACAAGTTCACAAAGATTCTCCTCGATCACGTAGCGATCCCATTGAAAGATGCTGCTGTCAAGCACCTCGAGGAAACCTCAAAGCACCTAGATAAGACGGCAGTTCACTTAGAGCGAAACGCTGACGCGTTAGATGGCCTTAAATGCGCACTTGATAAGATCGACAAGAAGATACCTAACCTAAAGACTGATCCATGAAGGTAAAAGTCGAGGGAATCAAAGAGCTAGAAAAAGCCTTACTCAAGTACCACAAAGATACAGGTAAGGCTTACGCTCAAGGACTACGCGGCGTTGCTCGCCAAATACGTAAGGACTCCACGGCTCTCGCACCTATCGATACAGGGGCTCTGCGTGCTTCCGGTGATTATTTCGTCGAAGGTAGCGGCTGGGACGCCGTAGCGGTAATCGGATTCGGTTTTCCGGTCAGTGGATTCTTCAAGGACGGCAGAGAGCGGGTTCCCGCTCAATACGCCGTTTACCAGCACGATGAGCCGTATGAGGTAAAATACCTGGAAGTGGCAGTCGATAACAACGTCGATGATGCGTCTTATTTCTTCTGGCAGGCGATAGCTTCAGCATGACAACTACGACTTCGGCCCCAACTACGACTTTACCCCCACAACAGTCTCCTGCGGGCTTATTTGCCAATGTCATTCTGACCAAGGCTACCAGCCTCGGCTTCGCCGTGTACGTGAATCACATGCAAGATCAGCCCGACAAGGCTATTCTCTGCTTCGACGGTCGAGGTCGTCTAGACGACCGGAATATGAGCGGAGAGCACACCGAGCGGAATCTGGTTGAGGTCCACGTCCGAGCCCACGACCACAATGAGGCGTTTAACGCCTTACCTGTGATTTGGGAGGACGTGCTACAGAACGTCACAGCGACCTCCACAGGTGGGAAAATCGTGCAATGTATCAGCAAAGCTAATACAATAGGATGTATGGGCCAAGAGCCTCAAACACGCCGCTGGCGTTTCACACAATCCTTTTTGATGACCATCATATAATATGTCAACAAGAATTCTGCCCAACGGCTTCAAGACCACCATTGTTATTGACGGTATTTCAGCTCTTTTTGAGCCGGTGGATATCACTCCTGCGTCACTTACGGCAGATGACGCGGTCGAGCAGACCAATATGCTCAATAACAACTGGCGGACGTTTCTGGGCGGTGCTTTGCTCACTATGGGCGACATTAGCATCACGGTCCATTACTCTGTCGCTGCGTTCGACCAAATCAAAAACATTCTTCGCCAGAACCGCGTAGTTACTGTGCGATTCCCAGACGGGTCTAGCTTGCTGACTTATTGCATTATCCAAGGGTTCGAGCCTTCGGCTCTTACTATCAACGAGAAGCCTACGGCGACGTTGACCTTGAAGCCAAGTAACTTGACGACCAGTAATCCTCCTGGCGAATTCGGGTACACCTACACGACTGGTACGACCACTACGGTTGCACCGTAATTCTGACTTTCAGTCTAACTATAAATCGGCGGCTAGTGACCGCCGATTCTTTGTTTCTTTTACTCTTGCGAGACGCGTATGTTATTTTCAATCAAAACTAAGTCTGAGCCTGTCGTCATCGTCGATGACGAAGATAACGAACTCACCTACAAGCTGTGCCAGCTTACAGGTGAACAAGCGGACGATTTCCGAGTATCACAAGCCGCCAAAGTCGATCTCGACAAAGACGGCAACGTGGTAAAGTTCAACGACTTTTCGGGTCAATTCACTGATCTGCTTTGCAGATGCTTGAAGGGTCCAGACGGCAAGTTGGTAGCCAAAGACGTGCTAAAGACTTGGCCAGACGAAACGCTACAAGAGCTACACAAGCTAGCCTTGAAATTAAATAAGATGGATCGGGCAGACGAGGGAGAACCAGACCCAAAAAAGTCCTAAAAGACGACGAATACCTTTGGTATCGCTTGTCCCATGAACTAGGCTTGCCTGTCCAACTTACGATGCGTTATACGACCGTCGATGAGTTCGAAAAATGGCAAGCCTATTTTGTTAGACGGAAAAACGAAACCGAAAAAACCGACTATTACCTAGCTGCTATCGCCCAAAGTGTTTATCGCACAATGGGCGGAGCAAAGACTAAACTCGACGAGCATTTAATTAAATTTGAGCGACCTGCCGTTCGAACATTAAGCGACGAAGAAATGAAAGAGGCTATCCTAGCCGCCTTTGGAGTTAAGGAAAGATGACCGCACCTAAACGCGAACTACCGCCACTTGTCATTAAAATCATGGGAGATAACTCCCATGCTAAACGGATAGTGGCAGACACCATTGCAGGGCTGAAGCAGGTCCAACAGGTATTTAACGCCGCCGCATCAGGGAGTGGGGTCAACACAAGGTTCATACAGAGAACCGTAAGGGATGCGGTAAAGCAAGGCACCGCCGCAGTAGCGAAAGCGATCTCGGCCAACATAAAGAACATAACGACCAACATAGGCTCGACTAGTGTAGGCAAGAGGCAGATACAATACACTTTTCGCCAAGCAGTAAGGGCCATAAATACAGGCATTACGTCGTATATTCAAAATGTGGTAGCGTCTATGCCTGCCAACACCGCAGGATCTAGAAGCATCACTGCCCAAATCCGCAAGGCAGTCCGTCCGCTGTTGCGTGCTATCACACAGGTCGTAGGTAATGTAGCTGTTGCAGCCGCCGCCAACATCGCCTCAAGTGTCCCATATGTCGGAATGGTGAGACGGCTATTGCTCGCTACTGTACGCCAAGTTCTACGCCTCTTAGTCCAAGGCATATCTGCATCGCTATTAGCGGCTTCCTCAGGTAATCAATACAGAGCATTTGCGCGTACATTCCACGCGGCGATGCAGAGGCTTATGCGTCAATACATGGCTAACGCCAATGCAAGCCTCACGAACTTCCCCCCTTTCCGTAATAGACGCCGAGGCTCCGCTGGCGGCGGAGGAGGTGGCGGTGGCGGTATGATGGGTGCAAGAGCAGATATGTTCATGCATACCGGAGCATTACAGAACATGGTGTCTATGGGCAAGGATTTCCTGACGCCATACGCAGAAGTAGAAAACGCCACCATTCAAATGCGTGCGTATGCGGGATCGGCAGAAGCGGCTAAGAAAGTCGTCGAGGAGATGCAGCAGTTCGCTATTCAATCGCCGTATAAGCTAGAAGGCGTACTTGAGGCCACGTCTATTATGATGAAATACGGGCAGTCTGCCGAGAATGCTATGGAGCTGACTCGGATGCTCGGAGACGTTGCAGGGGGGAATACAGACAAGCTAAAGTCACTCGGCTTGGCAGTAGGGCAAGCTACGGGATTCGGGCGACTACAGGGACAAGAATTACGTCAGATGGTTAACGCGGGCTTCAATCCATTAAAGACCGCCGCCAGAGAACTTGCCGGAGGCAAGGGCGTAGCCACAGACGAGGACATAGAAAAGCAGATGGACTTCCTTCTGACTGCTATGCGTAAGAGGCAGCTAGATTCAGATATAATTAAAGCAGCTCTTGAAGTCGAAACAGCCAAGGGAGGCGATTTTGCAGGCGTTACGGCGGAGCAAGCTAAGAGCTTGACGGGCTGGGCCAACCAGTTTCTTGAAACGCTAGACCTCATTAAGATTCAGATCACTGAGACGTTTGCCGACGACTTAAAGAAAGGACTCGAAACGGTTGTGCGATACACAACAGCTACCGTAGGGTGGATGAAGGCAAATAAGGAAGTCGTCAAGCAGTACGTACTACTTGGTATTCAGATACTTAAATACGTTGTCGGATTTCATTTATTGGGTGCTGCACTGGCTACAACTAAATGGCTACTAGGATCATTAATGCTTTTATTTGCACCGCTCCGCTTGGCTATACAAGCAGTCACGGCCAGTATAGCGTTACTTCGATCAGGTATGGTATTAGCGTGGATCGCAGCCATCGGACCTATAGGCTGGCTCATAATAGCCATTGCAGGCATAGGATTAGCCATCGCCGCAGTACGTAACGAAAGGGGATTCTGGGGCTTAGCCACAGACGCTATGACAGCGTTCGGGTATTTGCTAGGGTTTATGTATAATTTCGGGCATAACATATCGGCTATATTCGATTTTATAGCCAACAACTGGGGGCTAATGATAATCGATGGTATACTTGCACCGTTGTATATGCTTTATGATCCGATAATGTGGCTGGCAAATACAATTGCATATGCATTTGGAACGCAAATACCGGACTCTGTACTCAACCTGACTGAGAATTTACGTAAACAGATGGCGGATATAGCAGGTATTAGGGCTGAGTACGATACGAGCATGTTCAAATTCGACGGGCCGAATATGACCGATATGTTGGGCGTAGATAAAATAAAAGAAGCGTTAAAGCCTTTTCTACCGCCCGATATAGATTCGACTCTAAAGGATAAGCCTGATATTGATTTTAAGAAATTCGTAAAGGGTGCAGGAGAGGGCGAAGCGGCAGACCCAGCAAAGTTACGCGAACATGCGGTACTAGGATCAGCAGATCATGCTATGCGTATGTATCAGTACGGTCAGGACCAAGCAGCCATGATGAAAACAGAAGAAAAGAAAAACCCCAACCAGAAAATGGAAGATCTGCTGGGGCGAATCGAGCGTAACACACGCGGCTCCACCTTACCCTTAGACGGAAACATAGAGGAGGCTGCTTTAGTATAGCAGAATACGAATATGACAGCACCGCGAGTAGTAGGTCCAATCGCCCAGCGATTCAATAGAGACGATGAAGGTCATCGTTACTATGAGATCGATTGGCATATACAGACGTTTTCGCAGCACGATAACATAGCATTCATCCTCAACAACTGGCCGCTCTTTGCGGTAGGATCGCCTTTTAATCTTACCGCATTATGGCCCGCCGTGACGGGCAGCGACCTATGGGCTTTCTGTACGCCGCAGCTTAACATAGCCCCACACCGCGACGTTAAAGAACTAGGACCGTATACTAATTGGGTAATCACGCAGTATTGGTCTACCAAGCAATCGTGGCGTTGCCAGACATTCCCAGTCGAAAATCCGCTACTTGAGCCAGTGGATATTAGCGGCGACTTCGTACACGAAGCCAGACAAGCCAGCTTAGATAGATTCGGCAAACCGCTTCGCCATCCAAACTTTGAGCCAATTACCGGACCTGCGGTAGAATATAGATACGCGTACCCGACGATCAACATAACCTTTAATTCGGTCACGTTGCCTCTGTCTACTTACGTGCAATTGGTGAATAAGCTCAATGACGCTCCGCTGTGGGGCTTACCTGCCCGTTGCGTTAGATTTGCGGACGCTAAATGGTCTAGAAAGGTCTACGGTAGTTGCTTCTACTACTTTACGACCACGTATACATTTGAGTTCGACATTCAAGGATTTGACAAACCCGTACCTGCGGAAGGCACAAAGGTCTATGGCGGCTCAGGCAGCTATCTAGATCCCAAATCGTTCATACCTGCAAAGTCATCGACAGACGAGAATGTATCAGTCCCGCTGGACTTTTTAGGCAGGCAGTTGAAGCAGGTAGGGTATGATGATTTCGGCCAGCCGACATACCGAGATCCCCAGTATATCCAAACGCCCCAAGTTCACTATCAAGGCAATTTACTACTTTTAGGTATCCCAAGCTCACTGAGTTAACATGGAAATAAACACACTCAATCAGGAAGCCAAAGGCTTCAGTAATGATCGTGCAACGATCATCATTAACGGTAGATACGAGGAGTACGCTGTATCTTCCATGAAATCTGTTACGCACGCGTTTGATTACACAAATCCGCAGGAAGCAGAAGCCTTCCAAACGGCACAGAAGATCAGTCCGTCTAATGCTGTCGAACTAAACATCGGCCCCTGTGAATGGGGTAAATGTATGCTCATTCTATCGCACGATCCAATAAAAATAGCCAAAGACTCGCCAGACGCCTTGAAAGAAGCAATGGCTTTGAATAAGATTACATTAACTAATGCTGACGGCGTAGTAGTCGGTATTTTACGGCATCGCAGAGCGAGTGTGGTAGAATACCCATTTCCTGTTTTCGCTAAGGCAGAGTCCGCGACTGCATTACTGTCGATTACTGCATATCCAGTTACCGAGTAAACAATGAAAAAATACCTTCTCAACGAAGCAGATCGGCGTGAAATCGCCGCCTTGCTTTCTAGGCAATACTCTGCCCCGCCTCCAAATCCGATCAAAGAGAGCCAGAAGGTAGTACATGAAGAAGGCGACAGCTATTGGGCTTTGCCTACTTGCGAAGTGGGCTATCCGAGAGTCAAATTCGTAGATGACGCTAGCGGTGGAGTACGGACTCAGTCTAGCCTACCCGCATATTGTTGTTTGTATCGAGTAGGAAAAACAAAAACCGCACAAGAATTCTCGCTAGTAGAGCCCGTATTGGACATAAACGGAAGTCCAGTTAGGGTTTTAGTACACAACCTATACACATGGGCTGAAAACGGCCTACGGCAGATCTGGCAGAAGAAGGATGGTACGTGGACTGTCGAGCGTAGTGATTCAGGTAGAGTCACTGCTGATTCAACCACAAGATCGCCAGGACAGAACCCAGGAGACAAACACACCACTTTATACGGCTGCGAGGGGGATTGTTTTTGGCAAGCAGATCAGAATGGGGTATGGCAAATGCCTACTGGCGGTTGTCAGAATGCCACAACTAGCACTAGCACAACTACCACATCCGCACCAACAACATCATATGATCCAAATAACCCAGGCGATGAGGGGCTACAGCCTCCTGTAACGGTTTCACCGTGTATCAACACCAAATGTACTTTAGTCTGTATCGACACGTCCACAACCCCTGCACCTAACGAGTACGGTGTACCTACACCGTACCAGAGGTTTAGATATGCACTCAAAGACGGATCTGTATGCCCTACAGGCTGCACCTGTTATGGATTAGGCGATCCGTGCTTTTTGGTCGAAGGCGAGTTGGTGTCGAACTGTATCGGGACAGGTCCGACTACTACGCCTGCTCCGACGACCCCATCTCCAAGTGCCTCTCCATGCAGCCACGCTAATTTTATATTCGGTACGGCAAGTCCTGACACATACAGATCTGCTATAACTAGGCAGGGAGCCGAATTTGGCGAATGGCAGAACTGCAAACAATGCCCCGCAGGCAAATACCCGCTTTTCCGCGACTTCTTTCACTTGCGTGAACACAATTGGGATAAACTTGCGTCGGTGTTCGAATCGCCTTGCGTTGCATCGCCTTGCGATGAAGCGCGAGGGCAGCAAATGCAGGCACTCATCGACACCGGCGAAGCCCGCGCTATATTCAGAGCTTATCCATATGATAGGCAGCTAGATCTATGGAAAATAGACGGCGTGAACAAGCTAAGCCGCGATGGTACGATACGATTTGATAGAGATACGGATACGTTTGTCGGTAACTGGTTTCAGTGCGTCACTTGCCCTGCCGGATATCGGCCCCGAACTGCTCCCCCGGTATGGGTAAGGAAAAACGAGCTGACTATCGATCCTATAGCGAATTTCTCGTTAGATCCTTCATTCATTCCCGACGATGTGACGTTTCATTCCGAAACAAACACATACGTCTATTACACCCAATGCGTACTGGATGAAGCGTACCCTTGCGAGGCATGTAAACGCGGTCGCATATTCCCGCCAACAGTCATAGATCCTCCATTACCTGCTGGAACTACTTCGACGACTAGCACCACTACTAAAAATCCTCATTGCGGCTGTAGCCGCCCAAGTTTCTGTCCCAAACCATTCGAATGCACTAGAACAGTTTGCAGTAAAGAGGGGGCAGCAGTATTCCCTAGCGGCGTAAGCCAAACGACGGTTCCACCGTCTGATGGCCTTCCTTGTTTCCCTTCTAACACAACTACATCAACGTCTACTAGTGCCCCTAGCACTACAAACGCACCCAATCAGTGTATTGGTACAGACGGTAGGTTATGTATATGCCCTACACAATCCACAGCACCGCCTAGCGGTGGAACATGCCCGCCAGGGTATAGGCTAGTCTATGGCGAGACAGGAGGCGGTTGCCGCACGATAGCCTGTATTTTCGATCCGTTTACTCCTGGCGACCCTCCCTTTTCTGCTTGTTTGGGTGGTTGTTATTGGGAAGGTAGATACGTGTTCGATGAAACAGGTAACGCCACGTGGACTGGATGGCGGTATACGGGGAGTTATGCTGTAGACGTAGCAGGTAACGATATTAGATCCAGAAGTCAAAGCTGTTCTCCTCCATCTTTGAATGCTACTTGTGCCGATGCAGGGGGTTGCTGTTGTGACCGCCCGCCAGATCCGACAGACCCTCCCGCAGACATAAATGGTCAATGCCTTAGGGACTTTATCACAACCTGCAATAGAAACGATCCACCAGTAACAACATCGACTACCCCTAATCCTTGCGGTTGTTGCAGTTCGACACCAGACCCTTGCTTTACCGGCTATTGCCGGTACTCCTCCACAGTATCTAATACCTGGACATTGCGAGACAATAAATGCCCGACGCGATGTGCCTGCCCCCCAGCAGCCAGTGTATCGCTGCCTGTAAGCGGATCATGTAATACGATAACAGTGGCATGTGGTTACATCTTCCCTCCTCCACCGCCAACATCGACTACGACAACCAACCCGCCGCCATCTGCGTGCTGCCTTTTGTTTACGTCTGGTGCGTCCCAGTGCCTAGTGATTGAGCAAGTATTCTGCTCACAGTATCGGACGCAGCCAAACGTAGCTTCGGCTGTATTCAGTGCGGGACTAAATTGCACACAAGTAACCTGCGGACAGCCTACCACAACTACTAGCGTACCGCGAGGGGCGTGTTGCGTAGCCTCGCGTCAAGGAACTGCGGCTCCTACTTGGCAATGCCTAAATGATACTGAACGTACCCCCTGCAACCAAATTGGAGGATTGTTCTTTGTCAACCAGAATTGCAGTAGCGACCCTTGCGGCCTAGCCTCAACCACCACTACAACCACAGTCAATCCCACCTTAGGAGCGTGCTGCTATACCTTAGCATGCTACGATAACCAACTACAGTCTGTCTGTGTGGGTTCTGGGGGTAATTGGGCATCTGGGCTGACATGCTCGCAGGTGACTGGTGGAACGTGCGCAACGACAACTAATGATCCGTCATTAAGTTGTTGTTGGCGTAACGGACCTTTCCCTCTTTGTGCGTCGGGCTACGGCTCTGCTAATTGCATAGCCGCAGGTGGAGTCGTAATATCTAACTGCGGGGCGTGTACGGTATCGACCACTACCACTACGTTAGGACCAGGGACCACTACGACTACAGCGGGACCGGGAACAAGCACAACGCCTAATCCGTGCCTTAGCTGCTACATACGCCAATGTGGATGTTCCACAGGGACGGAAGTGACTTGCTCAGAGGGAACTGTACTAGATTGCGTGGCATGTGGTTGCGTGCCTACCACTACCCCGGCTCCCACAACAACCACAACTACTACGACCACTACTGGGGCACCGCCCCCGCTTTAGTAGACTCTTGCAATTTACGACGGAATCAGGTATACTGATTCCGTCTCTTACCCATAAGGAATTTCTATGTCAATAAAGCTGTCGCTTTGCATGGCAACCCATACGGACTTCTACGGAGTTTTCTCTACGGTCCAGGCGTTGCGTATGTACCAGGATCTTACTGATTGCGAGATCATCGTTCTGGATAACGCACCTGAGCATATCCACGGACGTGATACACGCCAATTCATCGAAAACATCCAAGGAACTGGCGTTCCTATCTCCTACCATACGTTAGAAGGCGATACCGGCACCAGCCGGACACGCCACCACTTATTCGAACTCGCCAAGGGCGAGCTAGTAGTGGTTATGGACTGCCACGTCATGCTCAAGGCCGGAGCCATCGCAAAGCTGAAGGCTTTCTGGGAAAATGCCGACGAGCAAATGAAAAAGAATATGTTCACAGGCCCGCTGCTTATGGACACGTTGAACTACCAGCAAACGCACTTCGAATGCGAATGGCGTGGCGAAATGTGGGGAACCTGGGCCAACGCTTGGAAGAAAGATGGCAAATACTACGTTGCCAAGCCGTCTGAGGACGGCACTAAGGTCCAACTTAAACAGGTAATGACGGACAACTACGAACTGGAATTCAACCACGGTTGGCCGGGGCACGAACTCGCATTACGCAAACTCGGTTTCACCGAGGCAGGCGTAGCCGATGATGACATTTTCGAAGTGCCAGCCCAGGGGCTAGGACTATTCATCGCAGCCAAGGAACACTGGCTCGGATTCAATCCGCACCATAAACACTTCGGCGGCGAAGAATGCTACATCCATGAGAAGTACAGACAAGCAGGTCGCAAGACCTTGTGCCTTCCCTTCATGGGATGGAACCACCGCTTCGGGCGTCCCGAAGGCCCACGGTATCCAATCACCACAGTCGGCAAGATGCGAAACTATGTGCTTGAGTTTATGGAGCTAGGTCTAGACCTAGAACCAGTCCGCAAGCACTTCGTAGAGGATATAAAGGTCAAGCAGGAAGAATGGGACAAGTGCGTAGCGGACCCTATCAACTACGATCCGTATTCCAATTGGGCTCCAAACACGGCCCCAAGTAATATGAAGCCGGTAATGCTTTCCAACCTTGGAATGAAGCTACCGATTGTCGCAACCAATCTAAACGGCATGGCCGTTGAAATTGCGGCAGAACCTCGAGACGCCGAAGTACACTTCGCTAAATACGTCGAGCTAGGGACCAAATGCAACAGCATTGTCGAGTTGAACAAACGTCGTGAAACGACGCTGTTCTGGGCGGCAGGGCTGGATCGAGTTAAGTGCTCTGGCACTTGCCAGAACGGAGGTAGCTGCGACTGCAAGACGCCGTCTACGCTCGTTTCGTACCAAGGCGAACAGGACACCTTGCTAGAGATCATCGGCGAACAAGTCGCCAAGGGTACAGGGCGACTGACTGAATACGTCAATGTGCCACGGCAAGTGAGTGATCCGATCCCCGATCTAGATCGGGACTTCGATCTGCTCTACATCAATGACGATAACTCCTACGGTAAGATCACTGAGATCTTGGACAAGCTAAGTCCGCGAATCAAAAAGTACATCGTACTTCGCGGGGCTATCGTCAATCATGCCGGTATCACCGGCGAGGATGGACAGAAGCCTGGGATGTTTTTCGCTGTGCGAATGTTCATCAAAAAGAATCCGAATTGGTTTATTTCCTACCACAGCCAAGACCAGTACGGTTACACCGTACTAACTTGCGTTGAGGACGAACGGCCAGAGACGCCTATCGTCATTTGGCCTAAGTCCGATGACGAGGGCAAACCCTGCGGAGCAGGGCAGGAACTAAAGGCTATCTTGGCTTCCATAGGCATTACCTCCACCGAAAACTGCTCTTGCAATGCAATGGCAGCTAAGATGGACGCTATCGGACCCGACGAATGCGAAAAGATCATGGAAGAAATCCTCGACTGGCTGCATGAGCAAGCAAAAGCTCGGCAGCTAGAGAAGTTTTTCTTCCGACCCGCTGTGAAGATTGCAGTAAAGCAAGCTATCAAACGGGCTAGAAAGAAACTAGCTAACGGCAAGTGTAGCTAGTTAGGATAGGGACGTAAAAATACCCCGGCTTTTCCGTCGGGGTATTTTTATTTACACGTTCGGATTCGGAGTGTTCATCCCAAAATACGCTCGTTTCATTCTAATCTGAAGGTCGATATCGACCGAGAGATCGTATGATTCGAGCACGTTATGCTGTATCTGCGCATACTCCGCAGCCCGCTCAGCCGTATTAGACGTATGCGTGTAGACCGGAAATACGTTATCACTGTTCTTCGCACAGACAATGAGCATGAAGTCGTAGCCGCTCTCTGCTCCATCGTCAAACCATTTGCGAATATCTTCGGTTGTGCTCATTCTGATTTAGCCTTTTCTTCCGTATATGGCGTCGGCTCACCGACGAATTTGAGTTTGATAGGTACTTTGAGTTTCTGTACCAACGCAAGTAATTGTTGTTCTTTTTCGGCTACTGACGAGTGCGTGTCGTCGTTTATACGCACCGCTTCGGAGCTAAAAGGAGTATTGTACCTACGGTGGTATCCACCGTCGTCTATCTTTTGCGTTAGATGCGGAATGTCTAGTCCAGTCCCATTGGGGAAATCATTCGCTTGCCACACCCCGGCTTCGACATCTGGCATAAGCTGCTGACAAATAAAACCTAAGCAACAGCTATAGCCATGACCGTTAGTAAGCCTTGTTATACCTTTTCCGGTGGCGTTTTCAGGGCTGTTGTGACCAGTTCTCCACTTTGATCGGTCGATAACGACCGTACATTCTTCCTTTACTTCGCTCATAGCTCTACCTTTCTAAATCGGAAATCAGGGAAGATCTCTTGGACTGCCCCAAAGTCCTGTTGAAATTCATTGCAACGTCCACCGTAGACGGTGCCTGTTGATTGGTCAATCGTTTCGATCTTGAGCACTATTGGCTCGTCAGTACATTCTAGCACGTCACCTACTTGCCATCCGTAGACTTCACAGAATTTTGCGGAAGAAATACCGTAAGTTTCGACGACCCTATCTCGCACTAGTGCGAGGGCGGGTACATTGTCAACCAATGGTAGATGGTTATATTGCATACGCTTCGCGTACCAGTAGATCTCTGCGTCGGCTTTGTCTGAGTTAAGTTCAAGCGTAGCCGCTTTGTTTTGGAACTGAGATTTGACCGCCTTGCTGAAAGTACAATCGCTGTACGTCCGTATTTCCTTCGGCTGGCCGAAGAATAACGAAACGGCATTATCAATCGATTTGGCCGCTGCCTTAGCAACGAAGTAGTTGCAATGGCTAGGGCCGTAAACGTCTATACGCACAGTGGATGTTCCTTTGCTTTCTTGAGTAGTTCGACAGTGATATCGTTGTGCTTTGGAACCAATGATCCTGTAGGGACCGAGGGTTTACATTCTTCGTACCACGAAGTAGGGTTTACCATGTGATACGATACGTGGTTATCGTTAGTGGCTTCCCAATTATAGACGTACCCAGGACGCTTTACCCTGCCTGGGTCGCCATGCTGCTTATGCAGCCTTGCGATAAATTCTTGATCGAAATGAGGGGCGGTCTGCGTTCCGTAGCCGCCAATGGCTTCTAGAGCTGATAGGCGATAAGCTGATGATGCCCAGAACCGGCCCCCGGTTTCCTCTGCTCGCATCTGACCGCCATAGCTACTGAATACGTGATTTGGGTAGCTCCAAGGATGCTCCTCAAGGACCGCTGCGTGGTCAGAGAGGAAGTGAGGCAGGTATACGTCGTCGTCGTCGAGAACGCATACGAAAGGATCTTTCTCCATCTTGACAGAAGCTACCGTAGCCCAAAATCTAATCTTATCGTACTTGGCCATAAGAAACGGAAATCGCTCGTCGAACGATTCTACGCCTACGAAAGTACCTAGCTCGCTAACGAGCGTTTGGCTCTCGAACCTGTTCGGTCTATCGTCCAACAGAAACAATGATTTATGACCTTCGTAATCCTGATCCAAGAACAACTGAATCAAGTTCTCAGTCCATTCTTGGCGATGGTTCCAAATGGCACAAACGCAAACAAAAGGGGTTAGTAGTTTCGACATTTTTCTCTCTGTTCTATGTTGTGAAGAATTTGTTTGATAGGGTCTTTGAATGTCTTAGGTGCCATTCCAACCCCTGTAAAATCGTTCCTATCGTGCGGATTGAAGATCGGCTCCCGGCGTTCCGCCCTTAGCCGATAAACTTCTAACCGCTCAAATGAACCCGGTAGTGCATCTGTCGCTACTTGGTAATTCGGAAACTCGGGTGTCCCGAGATTACCAAATACAAGCAAGGCTTCCTCGGGACTAGCTGGTATGAAGCGTTCCGCTTCTGGCAGCGAATCCCTATGTCGTCTGATTGGTGGCATCTATAGCTCGATAACATTCCCGCGAGCTAGCTCGCGCATGTGAGTAACCATAATGATCTGAAACCCCAACTCGCTTGTCAGCGAGACTAGGAGATCGGCAATTCGTTGTCTATGATCGGCACTAACGCACCTAAATGGCTCGTCTAAGACGAGCACCTTGGCAGGCTGCGGAACTCTCAACATTAGCGTAGCTAATCTAAGAGCGAACGCTATTATGTCAGCTACTCCTCCACCGTTATTTCGCAAAGGATCGTACTCGTTCCCGTCACCGTCCGTGAGGACGATACGGGCTTCGGTCTGATCCCGTTTCCGCTCGAACACTAGGTTAAAGCGGTATCGGTTCTCGGGGAATACTGCTGCCAAGCATCGAGTCACAAGTTCCTCGATACTTGCTTTGCAGTTCTGCTGACATAGCAAGGCTAACGCCTTGACTCGTTCATCTACCGTTTCCAGCGAGTTCGCTGTATCGGTTAGTTCAGTTAGTTCGCGGCTAGCCGCGTCACGTAAGCCTAGAATAGCATCGCGATTACGTCGCCTTTCGGCGAGATCGTCGGCTACTTTATTTAGCCATTCCTGTGCTAACATTCTCATATTCCTTTTTGAGCTTTTCGTATTCCGCCATCTCAGCCGTTGCCTGAGCGTCTAGACGCTCGATCTCGGCTTCGGCTTCGGCGAATGACTTTAACCCGAACTCGTTCTTTAGTCGATCTAGAAGCGTGTCACGCTTACCGATCAATTGGTTACGTTTGGCATTATGCTGAGCTAGCTCAGCCTTTAGTTTATCGAGGGACAATTGCACTTTTCCTTTCGTAGTTCGCATTTACCTTTTCTGTCGAAGGGGCAGTCTACCTCCTCGACTGTTTCTTCGCTACGCGAAGTTACCAGAATCTCGCCGCATTTGCGGCACTTAATCTTTGGATGCGAGATGATCGAGGAGATCTTCGTAGAGGACTCGTTCTTGTCCATAGGACTGCTCCACCCATGTAGAAATAGTTTCACGGAATCCAGCCGTAACGACGGTCATCGTCGAAAGGCTTTCTAGCACAGAATCAACTTTCTGCGAAATCGCAGTTGGTTGCCACTGTACATCGATTTCAGGGAAAGGTTCCACCTTGTAAGTGCCATCCTCGTAGACTATGCCGATGAGGGGCACGTGCCCCACCTGGGCGGAAGTCATCGAGAATAGGCTACCGTGATTCACGATCTTGGGAACTTTCCACGGAATGTGATTATCGCCTACGGCGATTAGGTCAAATTGTTTCAGGTGTTCGGTCATGCCCACGACATGGGTATCTTGGTCGGCACCGACGTATGCGTTGCTCGCATCCGTCCAAAGGTACTTGTGCATCAAAGCCAATCTGAATGGCCCTTCCAGGGCACTCTCTTTCGGCGGAGCATAATGCTCCCAGGGCATTGAATACATAGCGACCGCAGCAGCCATATTCCCAACGACAGTCCACTGATATGCAGGCAAGTCCTTTATCGTTCCGGCCTTGATGAGTGCGCCGTATGCACCTTCGTCGCGGGCCTGATAGCGGTGATAAGGAAGATCGTGCTGTCCTGGGATCGTGTAGATTTCCATTCCTTGCAGGGTAGAAATCGCCCACGACACTAGACTGGAAGGCGGATCGGGACGATCAAATAAATCGCCTGCGATTGCGATAGGAACGTCTGGATACTTATGCTTCAATTGCTCAATACGTAGTTCCATGACTGCATACCAGCATTTGGCCAAGCGACTCACCGGAACGGTGCTACGCAAATGCCAATCGCTGGTGGTTATTAGGATTGGTTTGTTCATTAGTTACTTCTAACCTGTATGGCGATGCAATCAGTTAAATCGATGCAAGTATGGTCCATGCCTTGCGTAAACTCAATCTGTACGCACTCTGTACCAAAGATCAAGCACCAGAGTCTACCCCATAGGGTCCGGCTAAATCGCCACTTCGCCAAAGCGTTCTCATAATGGGCGAATGAGCATTCAGTTACGTTTATAGTCCTGCTTTGGTAGACTATATTGAGATCAGATGTATTTCCCATTTATCGCTCCAATTTGTATTTGTCAAATATCGCCAAGATTTCCTCTGCTGCCGCTAGCGGCAGATCAACACGACCAAAATCGCGGAAGAATTTTCTGCACACCGAAAGGGCTTTACTTATCGTGTCCTGGGCGTGCTTCCATTCGTCGTAATGCTCTTTCGAAAGAAACACATCGAAAGAGCCATCGCCTTTGCCGTCGCTAAGCGAGAAGCGGCTATCGCTCCATCCCAGGAGTTTAATATAGCCGTACTGCCTACCTAACTTAACGATGGAAACCGTTTCAGGTGGATAGGGATTTCTGTATCTGGATTCTTGCCAGACGACGTAAACTTCGTCGCCCGGCTTTAAGTCCTTGAACGTCTTTGTCATTATCTACCTTCGTTGATTTCATTAAGGATCTGGGCGGCTTTAGTTAGGGCAGATGCAAAGTTACATGCCGCTTGTGCATCAGAAGGTTCTTCCTCGTAGTCTCTACCACCGCAGGACCAGTTAATCGTAGGCTCTACCCATTCTTCAGATAAATCCATCTTTTTGAATCGGTAAACCGATACGGTCGATCTCGACCAAAATCCATGTACCTTAAATCGCCAATGCTTATAGTAGGCGGATTCTTCTACCTGTATTTCGAATGCCTTCATTATTTCCCTTTCAAAACGTCGGGACTTACAAATAAGTCCCGACTAAACCTAAAAGATCGATGCCGCCTACGGGAGTCCAACCCGTAATTTCTTCGGCTAGCCGAAGCTGTGTTGGCTTGATTACACCACGGAAGCATCGATCTAGATCGATTAAAGTTATTCTGGCGATGGTAATCGCCAATCAATTGCTTTGTGTGCGGAGTGTTGATTGTAGAGATCCTGCACCCAAACCTGCTCTCCGGCTACAAATACAACTTGGCGGCGTAGGTACTTCTCGTTGGTGAAGTTAGTTAAGCATTCGACGTGATCTCCGACCTTCAGCTCGGAAGCCTTCGGCTTCGGTGCTGGTGGGTTCGGCCAATCTTCAGGCTTGATTTCATCAAGGAACAAAGTGGGCATCGCGTCCTCGACAAATCGCTTTCCCTCTAGAGTGTAAGTTGCCCCAGTTCGAGTTTCTATGGGGTACATCCCACCTGGAAATACCCTCGTTATTTCGGTCCATCCGTGGCCGCAACTCCACACCTTCATTCCGACGCGGAATTTAGGTGGTTCTGGAACTAGTTCGAATCGGCTAACGTAAAAGCCTGAAATCCTTCCCAGGTCATCTCTAATTCGAACGAAATCAGACGCCGGGGCTTTTTCTGCTACTTCATACACCTTTCCAAGTGTCAATGTTCCTGCGTACTCCCCAGCATCTACGCATTTTATCTTATCGCCAAGTTCGAACTTAAACTTTCCCATGATTTCTCCTAACAAGTTTCGCAGTACATTACGCATTTACCG